CTTATAGTACTTCTTTTGTAGACAGTGGCGGACTCTTACGCGTGTATAACGACACCGGCTTCCTTACCCACAATCATGGAGCTTCAGCAGCCTCTCTGTCTCCAGGAGAATACTCTTTAAAGTTCGTAAACATTTATGAAAACCTACTTTCCACCAACAGTGCCACCAACGGCATGAGTCCTGCACCTTTTACTCCAGGTACGTGGTCAGTACCAGCGAATCAAAGTACAGAGCTAGCTTTAATGGCTGATCATTCAAATTATTCATCCAGTGTGTATGCGACTCAATCATCTGGGGGCAGTGTTCATGTCAGATACCGCGTAAATGTTAGAGCACTAGATGGTACGCTTTCCGAAATATGGGTAAGCCAACAAGTGTGGAACTATAAACCAACTTCTTCACAACCTCACTTGCAAGTTCGCACTAACATTAGTTTTAGCCAGCTCCTACAGACTGCGACATATCCCAAAGTAGAGGCGAAGTCACCTCCTCAAGGAATTACAGTAAATATTAAAACAGAAAATATAACAGGTACTAGAACATATACATTATACAAGGGAACTACTACTTTTAAGACTGTCAGTACAACCAGTAGTGATTATGACATGACTCTCGATCCTTGGGACCGAACACTCTCCGCAGTACATAACACTGATATTGACAATATACTACATGCAAAAGGCCGTACTTTCTACGTCAAAGTTGAGCAATCTGGGACTAATGTACCACCGGCTCACCCCTTTCAAATGAGTCTTATTAGGACTCCAGGTAGCACTGTACGTTTAATAAAGCACCATGGAAATAAATCTTACCACACCGCAGTCGATCCATCTCTGTGGAGACACGCTGGTTTTGTAACTACTCCCGATACAGTTCAGACGCAAACAAGAAGCTTTACTCCCGGCGTAGCTTGCATAAGAGGTGTTGTAGATAATATTCATGGTGTAAATATACAGCCTTACTACCTCGCCAACATAACGATAGGCTCGACTTCGGCAGTGGCGCGACCTAATAGGGCTTACAGAACTACGCATTCTACTGGTACTACATTCGAAGCAATGAATTGCCACGAGAACGTAGGCTTACTTAGCTATTTCCCTACATACCGTTACAGCGATCAAAACCCTTTAAGCACGAAGTATAGCTATGCCAGTAGTAATAGTAGCAAATGGAATTATTCTTATGTGAGCACTGGAGGAGGCACTACACATACAAAAGCCCATCAAGTATCTTTAACCTCCGCAGCTAGGGGCCTATTACGAGCCAACTATGGGAGATTGACTAGCTCTGGCAGCACGAGAGAGAAGCTTATCTGGAACGGCAGCACAATAACGTCCTCAAATACTGTAGGAGGGATAGCACAGGGAGTTACTGTAGGAAACTATACTTACACTTTTGACTTTGATAATACTACATATACAGAACACTTTTCGTTTGTACCAGTTAAACGTACAGGCCCTTACACTGTAGCTGATAACGGAAATTTCGATGTAAACGCCTACAACGTAGGGGGCGCTCCAGAGCTTTACATATTCTCTGAGCCGCCCTCTGCCCCCACGCCTCATGGCGACCATGGCATGCAAATACTATCAAATGCAGGAGTAACAGTGTTCGACTCCAGATCTAGACCTCTGCTCATAACAGACACTGCAAATATATCTCACCCTTCAAATCCGGTTACGCCCTCTTGTGGAAGTCTCAAGGCCAATAGTTGGGGAGGTAACTTCCAGAGCCATAGTAGCCAATTTACTCCAACAGCAAGCTCTACGATATCGCTTACTACTTCTGCGGCGCCAGCGTTCTTTTATAATACAAAGGTACAGTCGCATAGAGAGTGCAGCAGAACCGAAACAGAAACAGAAAGTGATACTCTTGGACTCAGTGAAAGAACGTACTACCATACTACAAAGTACTGGGCACTATATAAAGGAGGTATAGCACGGACAGATAACAATACCTCTTCAATTGCCGCGAAGTATATTACGATAGAAAGGGGTGCTTATTACCAAGTGCGTAGAGTGAGCAGCTACCTTTTCGGAGCTGTAGATGGAGGGCAGAGTAGTGGACAGCATGGTATCATGCCCTGGAATAATGAGACAATCAATAATATTACCGACACAGTAATATCTATAGACACAGTTCCTTACACCGGACCTACATATACAGTAACTACTACTTTTAGTGGTACTATTAAACTGTCTGGCACCGACAGGAATGGCTCATTCTCGAATGTACCGAACAAGACATTAACCATGCGCACAGGCGATAGACTAAAAATCACATTTAGTGAGGCATCTATGTCACTAAAGACCGCATATAGTTCCTCGGCAACAAATAATGTACTAAATGAAGAGACTATAAATAATGTAGGTACAGCAAATAGTCAAGTAACTTGGGTTCCGCATACTCCAGGTACTTATTACTATACAAAGACGGGCAGTAGCTCTGGTGTCTATCGTGGCAGTATAGTTGTCACTACAGGATAGCTTTCGGTGCCATAACCTACGAAAAATGTTACCAACTTTTGTGAATTTTTCACTTTACTTTTGGAGGAGATTTGAGGTATACTATGTCCTCGACTAATCGAAAAAGAAATGGAGAATTTATGAAAAATTTATTATTAGTAACAGCACTAGTTGCACCTTTAGCGGTAGCAGGTCCATACATTGAGTACAAGAACAATGTAAGCTTTACAGAGTTTGATACTCTTGGTTCATTTGAAGAGACTACAGGTAATTTACGTCTCGGTACCTCAATCGGAAAAAACTTTTATGTTGAGTACGGTAAATTTGGTACTGGTTTAGACTTTGATACTGGTACTGCTGCAGAAGCAGGGTACAAAGTTAAGTTTGGTGACTTGCAGATCAAAGGTAAAATTGAAAGCACCAATGTAGAGGACTGGAACCATAAGCTAGAAACTGAAGTACGCTACACTTTCTGGTAGTATTTTCTAAGTTCGTAAGAAGCCTCCTTTACTGGGGGCTTTTTATTGCCTGGGTATAAAAAATAGTACTTGACTTTTGAACTTAACTCCTCTATAATTTCTAACATGGCTAAAGAAGTAACCAAAATATCCCCTGAAGGACTGGAAATAGCGAATAGTTATTTACAGTTCGGCAACATTCGTGCAGTTAGCGAACATTTGTGCGTACCTGAAGACAAAGTGGTAGCGAACCTAAACTCTAGAGAGGTTAAACGTTATGTCGACACCGTCTATCTAGACCTTGGATACCGTAATAAGAATCAGATAGGAGCAGTACTAGACGAAATGATTGCATCCAAACTAGAAGAAGCTCAGGAAACTGGGATTTACTCTAGCAAGGATCTTGCAGACTTACTTCAAATGGCGCATAAGATGCGCATGGACGAAATCAAAGCCCAAGCAGAGTTAGAAAAAGCTCAATCGGGTAATATAAAGAACCAGACGAATGTTCAAATAAATGAGTCAATACCTTTTGGACAGGGAAATTATGGTAAGCTGATGGAGAAGTTGTTAAGTGGACCAACAAGCGAATGATCACAGTAGATTGGATTCTCTAGAGCGAGAGACAGAGACTCATATAGTCCAGTGCGAAGAAAGATGGAAATCTAACTTTCGTAGACTGGATCATATTGATGAAACTCTTAAACGTATAGAATCAAGAACCATAACAATTGGAGGAGCTGCCATACTATTTTTGGCGTCTCTAGTTATTACGGTACTATCGGGGAAAATGGGATGAATATAATTAAACGACGAGCTAACTTTTACGTAGTAGATGAAGGCGTTACAATACGCAAATTCAGAAACGAAAAAGACGCAAAAGATTTTATTGGTGTAGAAGAAGTTGTTGTAAAAGAAGTCAAAGTAAGCGGCGCACCCTACTCAGTAAACGTATCCGACATTAAACTACCAAATACATATAAATAGCAGGTGAAACATGAAAAAAGCACTAGTTGTTTTACTGTGCTTTAGTGCACTTTCTCACTCACAAGAAAATAGTGATAACTCTTCTAACCAAGAAGGTGACCTAAACAACAACTACCAAGGGGCTACCGTAGATAGCAACAATACTTCGGAAAGCAACACAAATCAGTACAATGGAGCGGGAGCATCTAGTCAGATACCTGTCTCTACTGCTACAGCGCCCTCTCTAATGTCTGCGGGCCAGGACAGTTGCCTTAAATCTTTATCAGCAGGAGTACAGTCACAGGTGATAGGGTTTAGCAAAGGTAAGTATGTTCAAGATTCAGAGTGTAATCGTAGAAAGGATACAATTGTTTTAAAAGGACTTGGCATGACAATTGCTGCAATAGCAAGAATGTGTCAGAGTGACGAAGTATGGGAAGCGATGTTCTCTAGTGGAACGCCTTGTCCATTGTCAATCAACGGAAAGCTCGTTGTAGGAAAAGCCGCATTTATTACTATGCGAAGACAGCCCGAAACTTTCGTTCCTAATTACCTGGAGCGTAAAGAATACTACGACCTAGTGTTGGGCAGAGGGGAGAAGCAAGATGAAAACCAAGAGGTTGGTGATACTCGCAGCATTAGCGAGCGCTTCAGGACTAGCACAGTCCCAGAGCGAGATTGATAGTTTAGTAACTAGCTCAAACTATATAAACGATCAAGTAGCTATAGCAAGACAGCAAGCAGATGCTGCAGCACAGGCAGCCCTCAACGGAAATATAGTAGTACCAGGAACTTACACAGAGGCACAAATAGATCAAATAGTGGTTTCCACGTATAACCAAGCTCTTATAGACGTAGTAAATGCTAACTACTATACAGCAGCAGATTTTTACGAAGACCAGTATCAAGACTCTATGGAATCCCTCGGCGCAACTATTGAGGTGTTTGCAGGCGCTGCCACAGAAATATCTAAAGTAGCAGCCGTTGTAGAGATAACTGCAAATGCAGAAACTGCAGAAGAAAGGGTAGATATGCAAAACTTCATACGCTCTAGTGACCTAACTCTAGACACCCAAACTGTAGCGGTGTTCAACGAGTCTATAGAGAAGATTGAAACATTCTCTCAAAGCGCCGCAGTGTTTAAAAACGCTTCGCTTGACGTAGATATACTATCCACAACCGATACTATATCTATAGATAGCTTTTCTAATCTGACTCGCTCAACTGCATTCTATGGTGCATACGACGACCATCTCACTGTGTACCTAGATCATACCGATATACTGATTCATGGATACTTCCAATATGGAGACACAGCCTCTCTACTGGGCTATGATACAAAAAGAGACCCACAAGAATACTTAGGAGGACCTATAGAAGGAGACTTTTATAGCGGCCCCGCACCTGAAATGGGAGAACTCCCATGAGTCTAGAGAATACAGAATTAACAATTGGTGGAACTACATTCAAGGGTGTATACATAGCAATTATGCTTAGTTTTGCAACTACAATAGGTGGGGGCATTTGGGCAGCTTCTGAGTTTTTCTCTCGAGTAGCCACTATAGAAGACGATTTAGGCTCTATAGTAATACCTGATTTATCTGATATAGAACAGGATCTCGCAACTGTAAGGACTCAACTAGAAGACAACAATGTTGCACATCTACAAGGCAAACTAGCAGAGCTAGGAGTAACCTTGAAAAATATAGGCGATAGACAACAGGAAGTACTAGATGATGCCTCTGCTTCAACAGATAAAGTCAACCAACTAGAAAAAGACTTCCTAATCTTAGAAGATAAAGTAGAAGAAGGTTTAGAAGATGTACAGGATTTTGAAAAGGACGTAAAAACATTTAAGACAGAAGTAGATGATCTTTGGAAAGGTCTAGACGCGGCGTCAAGCCCGTTAGGAGGTTAATATGCCAAAAGGTAGAGGAACATATGGTACAACAGTAGGACGACCAAAAAAGAAAAAGCCAAAAAAGAGAGGTAAGAAAGGTGCCCGCTAAGCGCAAGCCCCGTAAAAAAGACTCTCGCCTAAAGCGGGCGAAAGTCTCTGGGTACAATAAGCCTAAACGCACACCAGGTCACGCAAAGAAATCTCACATTGTTGTAGCAAAGGTTGGCAGTAAAGTAAAGACTATTCGTTTTGGACAACAAGGAGCTAAAACTGCTGGTAAGCCAAAAGCAGGAGAATCAGCGGCTATGAAAGCAAAGCGTCGTTCGTTTAAAGCACGTCACGCTAAAAATATTGCTAAAGGCAAAATGTCTGCAGCATATTGGGCGGATAAAGTAAAATGGTAATAGCTGTATTTAAAGATAGAACATAAATCAAAAGGCAAGTAAAAATGGCAATAGAAATAAGTAGAAAAGACATAGTAAGCAGCGAAATAGTCGAGCTTGACTCCGCTGATCGTTTCTTGAAGATACCTGTAGAGCCTTACTTAGATATGTTAAACATTGAACCGCTAGAGTCGCAAATAGCTATGATCAATGCAGTTAACAACCCTAAGTATCGCTTCATAGTAGCAGCACTGTCACGTAGACAAGGCAAGACGTACATAGCCAATATTATTGGTCAATTAGTTACTCTTATTCCTGGCTGTAATGTGTTGATAATGTCACCGAACTACTCACTGTCTCAGATTTCTTTCGACCTACAACGGGGTCTCATAAAACACTTTGACTTAGAAGTAACAAAAGATAACGCAAAAGATAAAGTTATCACACTATCTAATGGCTCAAACGTTCGTATGGGTTCCGTAAATCAGGTAGATTCTTGTGTAGGCCGAAGCTACGATCTTATCATATTCGATGAAGCAGCACTATCAGACGGTAGAGATGCTTTCAACGTAGCACTACGTCCCACACTAGATAAGCCTAACTCTAAAGCTATATTTGTATCAACCCCTCGTGGCCGCAACAATTGGTTCTCAGAGTTCTTTTATAGAGGATACAGCGACGAGTTTGCTGAATGGTGTTCAATACGTGCAACTTATAAAGACAACCCTAGAATGACCGAATCAGATATAACAGAAGCTAAAAAGTCTATGAGTGAGGCAGAATTTAAGCAAGAGTACGAGGCGGATTTTAATACTTACGAAGGACAGATTTGGAACTTTAATTTCGAGACGCAAGTCCAGGACTACAGCAGGTTTGAGCCAAAAGGTATGGACATATTCGCAGGACTTGATGTAGGGTATAGAGATCCTACTGCATTTTGTGTAATTGCGTATGATTGGGATAATGCTGTATTTCATGTATTAGATGAGTACTATGATTCAGAACGTACTACAGAGCAACATGCCATACAAATACAAGGACTAATAGATAAGTGGGATATAGACTATATCTATATAGATTCCGCTGCCGCGCAGACCCGTTTTGACTTTGCACAGAACTATGATATTAGTACTATAAACGCCAAGAAGTCGGTGCTGGATGGTATAGCTTATGTAGCTGCCATCGTAGATAATGATACTATGTTTGTGCACCAAGAATGCAAAGAGACCTTAGGGTGTCTAGATGCTTACCAGTGGGATACTAATCCCAACCTTGCTAGAGAAAAGCCAAAACATAATATGGCCTCGCACATGGCAGATGCTTTAAGGTACGCACTATACTCATTTCAAACCGGTGGCGGCACGTTCTAATGCAGGTACGAAAAATAGTGTTTGACAATAAACCTGAAACTAGTTATAATTTTGGATAAGAAAATGGAACTGAAAAGAGATTTAGTAAAATACATTCGTGATAAAGCGAAGTCTAAGTACAAAAAGGGATGTGAATGCGAGATTTGCGGAGATACCGTAAAGCTAGACTTCCATCACTTTCACAGCTTAACTCGACTACTACACAAATGGGTTAAGGAACAAGGCTTAGAGCCATATCTCGTACTAGAATGGCGAGAAGAATTTATTGATGAACATGACGCAGAGTTGTATGAGTATACCGCCACGTTATGTCACAAACACCACTTACAACTACACTCTATCTATGGTAAAGACCCACTACTAAGTACTGCTACAAAGCAGGAACGTTGGGTAAGAATACAACGAGAAAAACATGGCTTGGTATGATAATATTTTAGGAAGAAAAGAAGAAGAGGATGTAAGTTTCAAACTTAATCCAATTCAACAGTATGTCCAAGAAATTAACTCATCCAGAGAAGACCATACAGCCTACGAGAAATTCTACGAAGAACTAGAGATAGTTAATCGTGGGGTAAATATGATTGTAGATGACGTTGCTGAAATTCCTGTTCGTGTAGGCGGACCTACAAAAGGGCAAAGTGTTGTAAAAGGAATCAAACGATCTAAAGTAGACCTACTTTTAAACCTTGAGCCAAACCTGTTTCAAGATATTAGCACATTCAAACGTAACCTAATTACTGACTACTTGCTGGACGGTAATATTTTTATATACTATGATGGTGCTCATTTATACCATATTCCTGCAGATAATGTACAAATACACGCAGACGCTAAAGATTATGTAGAGAAGTATACTTATAATGATGTAGACTACTCTCCTTCAGAAATCATACACGTAAAAGAAAATTCTTTTCATAGTATGTATCGAGGAGTATCTAGATTAAAGCCTGCAGTTCGTACTATGAAGATTATTAAAGCTATGCGTAATTTTCAGGATAACTTTTTTAAGAATGGTGCAGTTCCAGGATTAGTACTTAAATCTCCAAATACTTTATCGGAGAAAATTAAAGAACGCATGATGCAGTCCTGGTCAACCAGATACAACCCAGAGAATGGAGGTCGTAGACCTTTAATTTTAGATGGTGGTCTCGAAGTAGAGGATCTTACTAATATAAACTTTAAAGACTTAGATTTTCAAAATGCAATTTTAGAAAACGAAAAAGTTTTAGCAAAAGCACTGGGAATCCCTTACTTAATGTTTGATTCTGGTAATAACGCTAACATTCGCCCAAATATGCGAATGTATTATTTAGAGACTATACTTCCTATCAACCGAAAAATTAACTATGCTTTAGAGAGATTTTTTGGTTTCGAAATAAAAGAAGACACTACAGATATTCCAGCTTTGCAGCCAGAACTACGAGATCAATCCGCATACTATACATCACTAGTAAATGGCGGAATTATTACTGCAGCAGAAGCTAGAGAGCGTCTAGGTTTCGATGAAATAGAAAATACACAAGATATCAGAATTCCTGCAAATATCGCAGGCTCTGCAGTAAATCCAGACGAAGGCGGTAGACCCGCAGAGGAAGAAGACTAATGCCATTAACTACCCAGAGAAAGAATAATATAACAAGAACCCTTGGTTTATACTTTGCAGAAAAAGGCAAAGTTCCAAACTACTATGAGTATAGATCAGATGGCTCTAGACCAAGAGGTATGCCCCCTAAATTTATTCTAAGCAACTTCAAAAGCTGGAATAGTTTTTTAATATACATGAGTAAGGTAGAGCCTGAGTTATGGGCTTTAGCTAACAATATTAAGCCAGAGGTAGTAGCTAAACCTACTCCCAAGCCTGCGCCTAAGGCAAAAGCTAAGCCTGCTGCAAAATCAGCAGTTAAAAAAGAGAAGTAATATGGATAAAATCTTACATGTAGCCTCTATGTTCAAGTCTCAGGAAAATGATGACGGCAGCGTAATGATACGAGGTATGGCTAGCACTAACCATTCTGACCGAGCTGGAGATGTAATCTCTAAAGAGGCTTGGGAAAAAGGTGGTTTAGAAAATTTTAAAAATAACCCTGTAA